GTATTATGTGCTAATTGTCATGCCGAGCATACACAAGTTCAAAGAGAAGAAGGATTATTTAATAATGAAATTAACAATTGATGTAGAAAATACTGTTACTCATCGTGATGGTAAGATGCATCTTGACCCATTTGAATCTACCAATAAACTTGTCATGGTTGGTTGCTTAACAGATAAAGGAGAGGAGTATTTGTTTCGTGATAACTTTGATGGAGTACAAGAGTTGTTAGATAAAGCTACCATACTCATAGGACATAACATTGTTCACGACTTAATGTGGTTGTGGGAGTGTGGCTTTAAATACGAAGGTTCAGTCTTTGATACAATGTTAGGCGAATATGTTTTACAACGTGGACAGAAACAACCATTGTCTCTTGAAGCATGTGCTGAAAGGTATGAGTTGGAAACTCAAAAGCAAGATACTTTAAAGGAGTATTTTAAAAAGGGTGTTGGTGTTGATGAAATACCACACGAAGAGTTAGCGAGTTATTTATCTGCTGACTTACATGCAACTCAACAATTGTCTGATAAAATATATAGAAAACTAAATACAGTTGAGTATAGTTCTCTAATGGATACAGTTTATCTAACAAACAGAGTTGCAGTTACTTTGGGAAGAATATACCAAAGAGGTTTCAAAGTAGATGTATCAAAGTTAGATGAGGTGCGAGTTGAATTTGAAAAAGAGAAACAACAAATTGAGGATAGACTAAACCAACAAGTAAAGAATTTAATGGGAGATACACCTATTAATTTAAACAGTCCTGAGCAAATGTCTTGGGTTATATACAGCAAAAAACCTGTAGACAAAACTATGTGGGCAAATAACTTTACACCATACATGGATGTGCAAGAGTATAAAGATAAAGTGAGTGAGTATTCAGATACATTGTACAAAACACAAGCAGTAAAGTGTGATGAGTGTAATGGAGAAGGATACATAAGAAAGGTAAAGAAAGATGGTAGTTTATACTCTAAACCAAACAGGTGTAATCATTGTAATACTTTTGGCTACTTATTTAACCCTACGAAATCTGTAGCAGGGCTGAAGTTTTCAGCACCTAATGCTAAATGGATTAGTGCTAATGGTTTTACAACAAACAAAGCATACTTAGATATATTACGTAATGTAGCTAAGAAAAATAACTTAACTGATGCAGTAAACTTTCTAACTGACTTACAAAGATTGTCAGCATTGGATACTTATTTATCATCTTTTGTTGAGGGCATAAGTACACATGTTAAACCTGATGGTAAACTTCATGTGAGACTACTACAACACAGAACTGCAACAGGAAGGTTTAGTGGTGCTGACCCTAACATGCAGAACATGCCTAGAGGTGGTACGTTTCCTGTAAAGAAAGTGTTTGTATCACGTTGGGAAGGTGGCAAGATACTTGAAGCTGACTTTGCACAGCTAGAGTTTAGAGTCGCCGCTTATTTATCACAAGATGGAGTTGCAATTGAAGAGGTCACTACTGGATTTGATGTTCACTCATATACGTCTAAGGTTATTACAGATGCGGGTCAACAGACTTCTCGCCAAGATGCGAAAGCACACACGTTTGCACCACTCTACGGAGCAACAGGTTTTGGCAGAACAGAAGCGGAAGCTAAATATTATGAACACTTCACACAAAAATACAAAGGAATCAAGTCATGGCATTCCCGATTGGCTTCAGAAGCTATGAACAAAGGAATGATTACAACACCTTCAGGAAGGCAGTTTGCCTTTCCTCATATAAAAAGATTATCTAGTGGTGGAGTAACTAACTTTACACAAATTAAAAACTATCCTGTACAATCATTTGCTACTGCTGATATAGTGCCCTTAGTGCTTATGCATATGGAAGAAAAACTAAAACATTTTAACTCTTGTATAGTGAATAGTGTGCATGATTCTGTTGTAGTTGACGTTCATCCTAATGAGATAAACTTAGTCATAAATACTATTAAAGATATAAATAATGAGTTAAAACAATTAGTAGAAAGAAATTTTGCTATCGAGTTAAATGTACCCTTACTATTAGAAGCAAAAATAGGTGACAATTGGCTTGACACAAAAGATGTCGCATGATATAACTATGAAACTTAAAAGAAAGAGAGGTATCACATATGAGTGATTTAGTAACTATTGATACAAATAACTATGCCGCTATGGCAAAAGCTATGGGTATCGCAGGAGAAAGCTCTTCTGAAACTAAGAAGAGTAATACCTTACCTAGATTGAGAATTAACCATTCTCCAATTATGGGTGAGACAGATATGAATGGTAAGAGTGTTAAAGTTGAGGTTGTCAATGGTGGTACATATCGCCTAGATAAACCTGAAGTTGAAACTTATTATGGTTCATCAGCAACTATCAGACCCTTTATGCAAAGGTTTATGTATAAAAGGTTCATTAAAAATACTAATGCTAAAGCAGGCGAACCTATGGGAACGTATCACAAAACTGTAATGGCTGATAGTTTAAATATAGATTTAAAAGACAATCAAGGTACATTTAACTGTGGTAAACCTGCAGGATATGTAAAGGATTTTAAATCATTACCAGTGACTCAACAAGATTTATTAAAACAAATAAAAAGAGTTCGTGTTATATTTGGATTAATAACTCTAGAAAACACTATCAATGATAGGGGTGAGTCTACTGAGTTGCAGGAGTCTCCATTTATTTGGGAAATAGATAACCGTGATGCATTTAAAATCATGGGTGCACCCTTTGCTAAGTTAGCACAAATGAAGAGACTACCAGTGCAACATAACATTGTGCTAAACACAGAAGAAAGGAAGTTGCCTAATGGTAATTCGTTCTATCTTCCAAGACCTAGTTTAGATGTTACAACAAAGGTTACTCTAACAGATAGTGACCAAACAATGTTTGCTGATTTTATTGCTTGGATTCAAAATTATAATGAGTATATCATTAATGAATGGAGCATACATAATGGCAGCAATATAAGTCAAGAAGATATGGACACTGTAGATGACTTCATTGATATAGACGCTTCTGAAGAGGTAGCATAATGAACCATCCAGCAGAATTGGCGATTCATCAGTATCTTGAAGATGCTACTCAAGGTGAAACTCAAATGAGTGAATCCACTATAGAGAGAATAGGCGAAGAAATAAAAGATGCTTTGAAACGTCAATTTGCTGGTGGTAATAAAAGAGATAATTTTAGGTATCGTATATCTAATATTGGCAGACCGTCATGTCAGCTTTGGTTTCAAAAGAATCACCCTGACAAAGGCTTACCTAAACCTACAACATTTGTTATGAATATGATGTTAGGTGATATAGTTGAAGCTGTCTTTAAAGGGTTGCTGACTGAAGCAGGTATGAAATACCAAGACAATACAGAAGTAGAACTCAAGTTAGATGATGGTACAACTGTAACGGGAACATATGATATAGTATTACATGATGCCATAGATGATATTAAATCAGCTTCTGATTGGTCATACAAATATAAATTTGAATCTTTTGAATCACTTAAAAGTGGTGACAGTTTTGGTTATATTGGACAACTAGCAGGTTATGCTAAAGCTTCAGGAAAGAAGGTTGGTGGTTGGTGGGTTGTAAACAAAGCAAATGGTCAGTTTAAATATGTATCAGCCGCCAATATGGATTTAGATGCAGAAATAAATAAGATAAAAGAAACAATAAAAGCCGCAGAGCAAAAAGAATTAAAACGGTGTTTTGAACCTGAGCCTGAGTTTTTTAGAAAAGTTCCTACAGGCAATATGGTTCTTAACAAAAACTGTACTTTTTGTGAGTACAGAAAATTATGTTGGGAAACTCTTCGTGAGTTACCTGCACAAATGTCTCAAGCTAAAGAACCAAAGATGGTTCAGTATATAAAAATGAAAGGAGAGTAGCGTGAGTAAATCTTTAGACGAACTAAAGGCAAACATTGAAGAAATGGAAAAACAATTAGCTGAAGCTAAAAAGGAATATCGTGATATGCGTACAGCAGGTTTGCGTGATGCCATAGAAGCTAGAAAAGCAGCTGATGAAGCAGTAAAAGAAGAACTTAAAAACTTAGGTTATACGAATACTTATTCATACAGTAATCCATTTATTTCATGGCGAAACTTCTAGTTGTCTCCTCATAAAATAAGAAGAGATGCTATAAAGAATGGGTATAGGAGCGGCTTAGAGCATAAACTTTCCATCTATCTTAGTGAAAAAAAATGCCCATACTCCTATGAAAGCATTAAGATAGAATGGGAAGACCTAGCTTATCGCACCTATACCCCTGACTTTGTATTGTACAACGGAATTATCATTGAAACAAAAGGTAGATTTCTAGCTTCTGATAGAAGAAAACATTTAGCAATACAAAAGCAACACCCTAATTTAGATATTAGATTTGTATTCACAAATAGTCGTGCTCGATTAAGTAAAGGAGCTAAGTCAACATATGCACAATGGTGCATTAAATATGGTTTTAGGTATTATGATAGAATCATACCTGAAGAGTGGCTTAAAGAAAAAGGCAAAAACAAACATCCTAAAAAAATAAAATTTATGGGAAGAAAGTTAACAGGAGAAACAAAGTATGGAAAAGGACTCAGGAACTACTAATAGAACTATCTTACCTGAAGATTTTATTATTAGAGTAAATCCCCACTTAAATAGTAATGGTAAATGGAATGGTGGTATTGAATTAGCTATTGTGCCCAATCCAGCTAATCCATTAGATGATGATGATTATTATCAAGTAGAACATATATGTAAGATGCTCTGTTCAACATTAAACTTCATGGAGACTGAACCATCTTTACGAGATAAAATAAATGATTATGTTGTTAATGTATTTGACAAAGAAGCTGTAGATTCATATACTGAAAAACAACCTATAACAACTTACACAGATAATGTTATATCTGTATCATTTGGAAGAAAAGATAAATGTTAAGACACATGGAGTATATGAAAATGAGAGCAGAGCAAGAAGCTGAAAAATTAAATTCTGATATGGTTAACCATCCACCTCACTACAATAAGGCAGGCATAGAAACCATAGATGCATTAGAAGCAATGCTTACCAATGGTTTTGATTATTATCTACAAGGGAATGTATTTAAATATCTATGGAGATATAGATATAAGAATGGTGCAGAAGACCTCAAGAAAGCACAATGGTATCTGAATAAACTTATTGAGGTATATGATGGTAAGAGTTAAAATTATCTGCACTATATCTGTTGACCCAGATGAATATGCAATTCCCGCTGACGGAGATTTAACTGAAGAATTTGAAGATTACATAAGAGAATTTTTCTATGATATAGATGGAACAAAAATAACAAAACTAAAAGTATTGACGGAGACATAAATGTTAAATAATTATTTACCTACAGACTATCAAAATTTCATTGCCCTTTCTCGCTATGCAAGATGGCGAGATAATGACCAAAGAAGAGAGAATTGGGGAGAAACTGTTGATAGATATTTTGATTATATAGAAAATCATTTAAAGAAGAATCACAACTANAATATAACTAAAGCACTAAAAGAAAAACTATCTGCACAGATAATGAACTTAGGNGTCATGCCTAGTATGAGAGCATTAATGACATCAGGACCTGCTTTAGATAGATGTCATGTAGGTGGTTATAACTGTAGTTACATACCTGTAGATAGTCCACGTTCCTTTGATGAATGTATGTATATACTTATGTGTGGAACAGGTGTAGGTTTCTCTGTAGAAAGAGAAAATGTAGACAAACTTCCTATTGTTAATGAGCATTTTGAGAACAGTACTACGGTCATACATGTCGCTGATAGCAGACCCGGTTGGGCACGAGCCTTACGTGAATTAATATCTTTATTGTATGTAGGT